ACACTGTGCGCGGCGGCATTGAAGGTCTTTCACGCTCGGGCCGTGCAGCCACCTCCCGCCCATTGAGCGACATCAGCCGCTCGGTCGATTACAATGCGCAGTTGTGGCAACTGGCCGAAGAAGTTGCCGAGACGTGGTAATCCGCAGCATAATTCAACGTACAACTCAGAAAGGACAACGCATCATGCCCAACATCATCCGCGATCGGAGCGCTGTTTCGTCAGCGTCCCTCGACGACCTCAACCACACCTACCGCGAGCTGAAGGGTGAACCCAACTTCAAAGGGTTCGCCACCCGCGCCGCCGCTGAAGTGCAAGTCGGCATGGCTATCATGTCGGCCCAAGACGCTGCCGGGCACGCCGGTGTGCCCAAGGGCACCAAGCCCCCAGTGCTCACCGCCCAAGAGCTCGCGACCAAGACCAATCCCTACAAGGAGGGAACCTTGAGCCACAAACTGCATGAAGAAATCTCCGGCCAACAACCCATCGACCCGCGCCCCAAGGCCGCTGAAAAGCCTGCCACCGAGCGCGCCAAGCGCCTCGTCATCAAGCGCGTCATGGCCACGCTCGCAGGGGACTCCAAGCCACAGGTCGGTTCCGTGCGCAACCAAGTCCTCATCTTCATCCAGCAGTGCGAAAACCACACCTGCACCGTCGAGGAGTTGGAAGCCCACTTCCAGCGCCCAGTGCGCGGGTACTTGCAGAAGCTGATCGAAAAGAACCACCTCGTCATCATCGAGGACGACATAAAATGAGCGCCCCTACCCCCACCATCGTTGGTGCCGGGTTGGCGGGCCTGATTGCCGCGCACGCTTGGCCACAGGCGCGCGTGTTGGAAGCCGCCCCCAAGCCCCGCGCCGGTCACCGTGCGCTGCTGCGGTTCCGTTCTGAGGCCGTTAGCCGACTGACCGGGATCGAGTTCCGCAAGGTCACCGTCCGCAAGGGCATCTGGGCCGATTACGGCTTTCAACAACCCGCCATCCGTTGGGCCAACCTCTACGCCCGGAAGGTGCTCGGGCGGCTCGCGGGCGACCGCAGCATCTGGAACCTCGACACCGTCGAGCGGTTCATCGCGCCGGACAGTTTGTATGAGCAGCTGATCGACTCAGTGAGCGACCGCATTCAGTGGAACACCAACGCTTCCTTCCAGACAGGCCAACTGTTGGTCAGCACCGCACCATTGCCGCTCGTGCTCAAGCAACTCGACATCGCACCGCCCGCCGAGTTCCCCAAAGCGCCCATCCACGTCACCCGCTGGCACGTGCCGGGGGCCGACGTGTTCCAGACGGTCTACTTCCCGGAGCGCGGCGTGGGCGTTTATCGCGCCTCGATCACCGGCGACACGCTGATCGCTGAGTCTGTCGACCCGATCGAAGAAGACGACGAGAAAGAAATCGAGCGCGCCTTCGGGATCAACCTCGTGCAGTGCAACAAGATGGACTCCGTCGAACAAAAGTACGGCAAGATCGCCCCGATCAGTGACGCGTTGCGCAAGCAACTCCTGTTCCGTCTCACGCATGAGCACAACATTTATTCGCTCGGGCGGTTCGCCACGTGGCGCAACATCCTGCTCGACGATGTGGTCGACGACATCACCGTCATCAAGAAACTCTTGAAGGCCAACAGCGCGTATGACGTGCGGAGGGTCGCCGCGTGAAATGTCCAACTTGCGGCGCGGAAAGTGACGTCATTGGGGTGGCCCGCAATTACAAGGAGCACCAGATCACGTACCTGCGGGTGTGCGACATCGGGCACCGATTCGACACCGTCGAGGTGCACCCCACACAACTGGCCGACGCCCGAGAGATGACCTGCGCATTGCGCAACATCGATCGTCGTGTGGCGCGGTTCAAGCGTGACGTAGCCATCGCGCTCGACACCCGTCCGCCCAAAGAAGTTGCCGCTGACTACGGCATCACCGATGCGCGAGTGCGGCAGATCCGCGCATCGTTCCCGAATCGTTCGTCTCAGGAGAGATGGGCGAGAATTACCTCAAACTTAGAAAGGGTTGAACCATGAAAGTCACTTTAATCAGCACCACTCCTGAAGCCAAGGAGCTGCTCATCTTCACCAAGTCCACGCGACTGACCATGTCGCCGGGGTTGATGGATGAGATCCGCGCATGGCCCGAGGAAAAGAAAATGGCCGAGCTCGAATACATGGCCAACACAATTCCCTCCAGTTGGGAGTTTGTGGATTACGTATTCATGATCGAGGGCGTGAGCCGCGCCTTCACTCACCAGTTTGTCCGCTCGCGGCAGGGCTCGTACGCACAACAAACAATGCGCGTGCTCAACATGGGCGAGTATGAATACGTCTACACCGACCGCGTCATGGCCGACGTGAAGGCTCGCGGCATCGTCGACATCGTGAACGAGAACATCCGTCTCGGGTACAACAAGTTGATCGAGATGGGTTTCCCCGCCGAAGACGCACGCGGCATCCTGCCCACGAACATCGCCACCAACATCGTCGCCAAGTTCAACCTCCGCGCCTTTGTGGACCTCGCCAAGTCGCGCACCGGGGGCCGCACTCAGGGCGAATACCAGAAGGTCATGAACGCCATGGTCGACGCGGTGCTGGCCGTGCACCCGTGGGCCGAGAAGTTCTTGTTCCAACAAGGGCGCGACTACTTCGCGGAAATCGAAGCGTTCGCCGAGCGCGAGTACGGCGGCGACCTGCTCAAGAAAGGCGCGCTGCTCAAGATCGTCGACAAGATGCGCAAGGGGGCAGCATGAACCGCCCCACCAAAAAGACCAAGTACCTCTGCGTCGACGGCCCATTCCGTGGGCGGCACATCTACCTCCACAGCGACGGCAAGACGCTGGTCTTCAAGCTGAAGAACCAAGTCGGTCGGTACGTGCCCAATGGCCACGCCTCCGTGCGCTGGGAGCCCGCGCAATGAACAAGACTCTGCACTTGAAGACCGAGTTCTTCCCGCGCAAATGGCCTTGCTTCGCCATCGGCTTTTTCAGCAGCGGCAAAGAGTTCATCCTGCACCTTTGGCTGGTGTGTTTTACGATCCGTTGGGGGTACTGAAATGACTCGCATCAACTGCGTCCCGCCCGAAGAGCTCTCCCGGCAGCACCTGCTGGCTGAATACCGTGAGCTGCCGCGCGTTTTCGCGCTGGCGGACAAGGCCTACCACAAGCGCGAGAAGTTCGTGGCTCCTAGCGCGTATACGCTGGGCGCTGGGCACGTCAAGTTCTTCTACCAGCGGCTGGCGTATTGTTCGCGGCGCTTTTTCCAGCTCAAGGCCGAGATGCTGCGCCGGGGGTACAAGCCCAACTACCAACACCCGCCGCTCGTCGAAGTCGGCACGGATTGGTTCCAAGACTGGGAGCCAGACGAAGCCGCCTTGGCCACCAACAGACAACGAATCTTAGAAAGGACAACTCAGAAATGAAACCCCACATCATCATCGACCTCGACAACTGCATCGCCAACGACGCATGGCGCATCCCGAAGATCAACTGGCAAAAGTCCAACCCCATGGAGCGGTACCACGACTACCACTCTCTGAGCGGCTTCGACAAGCCCGGCAACCTCGAGATCTTCGTCGAGCACCGCGACGCCGTCGTGATTGTTTTCACTGCGCGCCCCGTGCTCTACCACGCCATCACCGAAGAGTGGTTGAAGCGCAACCGCATCCCCTTCGATTACCTCGTCATGCGCAACAACGCTGACCATCGGCACTCGCTGGAGTTGAAAGAAACCATGCTCAAGTGGCTCCCCGACGCCTACAAAATCAAGTTGGAATGGGTCGTGGCGGCCTACGACGACCGCGCCGACGTGGTCGAGATGTACAAGTCTCACGGCATCGACGGTCGCCGCCGTGAAATTCACAACGTGTGCGCTTACACCAACCCCAACGTGAAGGAGCCAGCATGAAGAATGCCGCAGACATCCTGGCCGAGATGGCCGACACGTACCGCGAGCGCAACAAGGTCTACGGCGACAATTACAAGCGCGTGGGCGACGTGATGATGGCGTTGTTTCCGGAGGGCGTTTCGGTCAACACCGCCGAAGAGTTCAATGTGTGGCATTTGTTCGAGTTGATGGTGGTGAAGCTCACCCGGTTCGCCAACTCGGATCTGACGCATGAAGACTCGATTCACGACTTGGCGGTGTATGCCGCCATGGTAGAATCACTCATCAGAAAGGAAAACCAACAATGAGCAAAATAATGATCACAGGCGGCGGCGCTGGTCTAGGAAAAGCCATCGCCAACGCGCTGCAGCGCGACGGTCACGACGTCATCGTCTACGACCGCAAGCGCGGGCAAGACGTCTGCAACCCCGTCGGAACGCCGCCCAGCGGCTTGGACATCCTCATCAACTGCGCCGGGGTCAACATCACCGGCTGGCTCGAGGATTTTGCAGAGTCTGACTGGGATCAGGTCATGGACGTGAACGCCAAGGGCATCTTCAAAATGACGCAGTGGGCGTTGCCCGCCTTGATCAAGTCGCACGGCACCGTGCTGAACATCGTGAGCAATGCGTCGCACATGCCGATGACGACGAGCCTAGCGTACAACGCATCCAAAGGCGCGGCGCACATCATGACGCTGCAACTGGCCCGCGAACTGACCAAGAAGCACGGCATCACCGTCTTCGGCATCAGCCCCAACAAGTTGAAGGGCACCGAGATGTCGCAGGACATCGAAGATCAAGTGATCAAGCATCGCGGCTGGACCCGCGAGTACGCCGAACAGTACCAACTCAACGCGCTGCTGGCGGGTGAGGAAACCGACCCCGCCCAGCTCGCCGAGTTCATCGCATTCCTTCTTTCCACAAAACCCCGGCACAAGTACCTCACCGGCTGCATTCTTCCCTACGGAGCTTAAACCATGAAATTCTTCATCGAACAAATTGCCCTTTGCCCACCCAACCCGGAGCTGGCTCGGTCTATGCTTACGGCGCTGGGGCTGAATGAGTGGGTGCACGACCACGTTGTCGCTGGCGGCAAGGTCTTTGGCGAACCCGGCAAAAACGAAGCCGATCTCTCCTTCAACTACCAGAACACTCGCCCCGAGGGCAAGCCGCTCGAGCTCGAGGTGCTGCACTACACGACCGGCCCCAACTGGGTCGCAGGCCGCGCACCGATCGTGTCGCACCTCGGCATGCATTGCACGGCTGAAGAGCTGGACAAGTTCCGCCGCAAGTTCGCCGACATGGGGGTGCGCGTGGCGCAGGAGGTGTTCACCGAGAGCCACACCAACCCATTCCTGATTGAGCAGAATCGCAAGTACCAGTACGTCATCTTCGACACTCGCGCCATTCTCGGCACCGACCTCAAATTCATCGTGCGTCGTGAAAACGCCGCATGACGTTGATTCATCCCGCGCCGTGGCGGTGGACCGCGAGTATTACTGGCGGCCCATCTCCACGTGTCCGAGCGGAATAAAGGTGCAGCTCGTCAACCGCCGGTATGGCGTGGCGGTTTACGGCTCGTACAATCACAAGGACTCGTTCTGGACGCATTGGGCGCCATTGCCGGTATTCAGAAAGGACAACGATGGACAAGAACCTGATAGTGGTGTTTGACACCGAGACGACCGGGCTGCCACTGCATCCGGACGCGCCGCTGGAAAAGCAACCCAAGATCATTGAGCTGGGCGCGGCGCTGCTCGACTCCGACGGCAAGGTCGTCGACACATTCCAGCAACTGTTGCACCCCGGTGAGGACATCACGGAAGAGATCACCAAGATCACCGGCATCACCAACGAACAGTTGAAAGACCAACCCAAGTTCGTGGACGTG